GTCACTACTGGCTCGGCATCCGGTGAGCTGCTCATAGACTCGGCGGGCTCATTTCAGACTGATGGTGTTGCTGAGGGCGCTAATGTTATTAACGCCACGACCGGTGCTTTTGGCACGGTGCTGTCCATCGACAGCGAGGCTCAGCTAACGTTACGCACGCTCAATGGCGGCACGAGGCAGGACTGGCAGATAGGCGACGATTACTACGTCCATAATGTAGTCCGTAAGGTTATCAGCGGCGGCAATCTCGTTGCTGTGGATACCGCCCAGGTAGAGCTGGAGTCTATCTACCCAACGGCATTCACTCAGGTTGTGCGGACCAGTGCGTCCAGTGCGACTTTGCAAGAGCTAATAGACATCCAGTTCACATCATTCGATAACGCTTCTGTGTGGGTAGATCCAAACAGTTCCTATAGCGGCACAGCTTACCCCGTTGGCACCACGCGCCAGCCGGTGAACAACGATATCGACGCCCAAGCGATTGCTGATGACAGAGGGTTGTTCAACCTAACGGTTCGAGATAGCGTAACCTTCACTGGCACGCATACCAACATGAAGTTCTGGGGGCGTTCACCCCGAACCACTAATATCACGATTGACTCCGGGGCTACTCTAAGCGGGTGCGAGTTTGAGCTTTGCCTGCTGACGGGCGACCTGGGCACCAACGGATCGAGCTATTTCATCACTGTTGCGCTCAAGGACGTATCAGGCATTTTCGGGCACCTCGAAGGATGCATTCTTAGGGAAGGCACCAACACCGTCAATACGTTTGCAATGCTGAACAAGTGCGCGGCGGTGTCGGCAGTAAACCCCGGCACAGATATTCCTATCCTTGACCTGAACGGCGATGGCCGGATGGCGGCTCGTAGCCTCGATGGCGAAATCATCATCCAGAATAAGAGCAGCGGTAACGATTGCTCGCTGCATTTGGAAGGTGCGGTAGTCACACTAACCTCGACCATCACGGCTGGCACGTGGAGATTCCACGGGGTCGGTACGGTAATTGATAACTCAGGCGGGACAGCCGTCGTTGATACGACCGACTTGGTATCGCCGCAGTCTGTGGCCGATTCAGTGTGGGATGAGGCGATGAGCGAGCATACGGCCTCTGGCTCTGCTGGCCTGTATCTGGGGGAAACGCACGGGCAAATTCGGCGCGGAGTGTTTGTTAACACTGAGGCGGTAACAAACGGAGATGGAAACCAGCAAACCCCCTATAACAATTGGTCAGACGCAGTAGATTTAGCGGAAACTGAAGGCTTGCAAACGCTTTATCTAGAAGCGGATGCTACCGTGGACAGGAATCTGTCGAATTTTGAGATTCTGGGAATTGATTTCCCAAGCCTGGATTTGGCTGGCTTTGATTTCAAGAATGTGATTGCTCGGGAGTGTGATGTCACTGGTTCGCAAGGCACAGGGGATAGCCCCTTGCTGCTGCTGACGTGCAACATGACGAATGTTTCTTCATTTAATGGCTCTTGCCTCACAGTAACGGCCGTTGGTTCTCTTGGAATTGCTGACAGCGCCGTTGTTTTGGTCAATGAAATTGTTCCGTTTGTCGGTGGCTCGTCTGTCACGATAGATATGCAGTCTGGCACGACTGGCAGTAACGCAAACCTTCAGAACTTGTCGGGTGATTTCACGCTATCGAATTGTGACCATTCTTCTGATTCAGTCACAATGTATTTTCGGCAAGGGAAACTGACAATCAACTCCACTTGTACTGCCGGGACTGTCGTGGTCGGCGGGAATGTCGAGCTAATTGACAATTCTGGCGCTGGCTGCACTGTCATTTCAGGAGCCACATCAAGCTCCAACATTGCTGAGGCAGTGGGTTCTCGCGTTATTGAAGCCACATATACTGCCGATGAAGTGATGAAAATCATGGCATCGGCCTTGGCTGGTACGGTGTCTGGGGCTGGTTCAGGAATCGAGACGTTTAAGGGGTTGAATGGCTCCACGAACCGTATCGTTTCTACCGTAGATGCCAATGGCAATAGAACTTCGGTGGCAGTTGATGGCTCTTAATCACTTTAGAGCGCGTCATTACAGGCAATTTCATTTTGCGTCTGGGCACTTTCTTGGGGGCATAATCACGGGGCTCGGGGTAAGTGACTGGATTATTCGGATGCGCAGGAGACGCAGGGTATGACCGTTAGCAAAGCTCAGATTTGCAATCTTGCGCTGGCGCACATAAACCAGACGCAGACGACGATTAGCAACTTGGACACGGACACTGGCACCACAGCAAGTCAGTGCAGGATTCATTATGATGTCTGTAGGCGGTTTGTCCTTGCGGATTTCAACTGGACGTTTGCGAAAAAGCGTGTAGCGCTGGCAGATATTGGCAGTCCACCGCCCGAATGGGAGTATCGGTATGATTATCCCAGTGATTGTTTGGCGTTTATTGAGATTCAGCGACTAACTAGGACCGACCTTGCTATTGAATTTGCCGTGGAAGCAGAGGCCGATGGATCGGGGCTGTCGATACTTACAGACACGAATGACGCCACTGGCGTTTATGTTTTCGATGTGGAGAACACATCTTTGTTCAGCCCTGGGTTCGTCAGCGCTCTGTCTTGGTATCTTGCCTCTGAATTGGCACCAAGTCTTTCGGGGGATACGGACTTGCAGGAAGCGGCGCTGATGGTTTACCGCAGCAAGATGATGTCAGCACAAGCTGTGGACAGCCGCCAGGGCGGTCGTGTGTTTGAGCTGGATGCGCCTTGGGAGCGTGGCAGAGAATGACTGTAAGCGTCCCTCAGATAAACTTCGGTGGTGGCGAGCTTTCGCCCAACACTTACGCTCGCGTAGACATCTCCAAGTTTGGGTCTGGGGCAAAAACGCTTAGGAATTTCTTTGTTCGGGCAGAAGGCGGGGTGTCGAACCGGGCTGGTTTTGAGTATGTAAAGGAAGTCAAAGACAGTTCTGAGACTGTGCGTTTGATTCCGTTCGAGTTCAATGACGAACAGAGCTATGCGTTGGTTTTTGGTAACCAGCACATGCGGGTGGTGACGAACGCCGGGACGGTGCTAGAAGCTGACAAGGTGATTACTGGGGCGACCCAAGCTAATCCCGTTGAACTTACTGTAGCCAGTCATAGTTACTCCACGGGTGACGAGGTCTTTGTCTCGTCAGTCGGCGGCATGACTGAGCTGAACAATCGTTTTTTCGTTATCACCAGCACCGGGGCCAACACGTTCACGCTGGATGGTGAAGACGGCACGGGGCACACTGCTTACACCAGTGGCGGAACGGCAGCTCGGGTGTTTGAGTTGACTACGCCGTATTTGGATAGCGAGTTAGCTGAGGTTAAATTTCGTCAATCAAACGACGTGCTTTTCTTAGTTCATCCGAATCATGAGCCGAGGAAGTTGAACCGGCTCGGCGCTGCAAACTGGACGTTAACAACCACGACATTCGCGCCAGTGCAAGCGGCCCCTACAGGTGTGACGGTGACGCCTCAAGGTACGCCGGGGTCAACGACGTATAACTATCAGGTGACGGCGGTGGCTGAAGAGACATTTGAGGAGTCTCTCGTTGCCAGCGGCAGCACGTCAACGGGCAATGCGACGTTGTCGAGCACTGATTTCAACCGAATAACTTGGACGGCCGCTTCGGGTGCTGAGAAGTACAACATCTACAAGGAAGACAATGGCATCTATGGGTTCATAGGATCTAGCGAAACGCTTCAGTTCGATGACGACAATATCGAGGCTGACACGCTGGACACTGCGCCCAAGGCCAGGAATCCGTTCAATGCCGCTGGCGATTATCCTGGGGCTGTGGGCTTGCATGAGCAGCGCTCTGTTTACGGGGGGTCTACGAACAACCCGCTAACGGTTTATATGTCTCAAAGCTCTCAGTTCGATAACTTCAACGTGTCGTCTCCCACGAAGGAAACGGATGCGGTGACGTTTCGGTTAGTCACAGGCCAAGGCAACACGATTCGCCATGTCCGTAGTTTTGAAGACAGATTGTTCGTATTTACGTCGGGCGTCGTTTGGAACGTGCAGCCTGGGGGCGACGTTGACGCAATTACGCCGACCAGCAAGAAAGTCCGGGTTGAAGATTATCTGGCTTCGACTGACGTGCCTCCGATCACTATCAAGAAAAACATCCTGATGGTCTCGGGCAAGCAGAACATCGGGTTTGAGGTTCATACGCTAGGGTATTCGTTAGAGACCGATAGTTATGCGGGCTCTGATTTGACGGTGATTTCTCGGCACTTGTTCGAGGGTTTCACCATCAGCGAATGGGCGTACTCAGAGCGACCTTTCCGACAGGTAATGGCTGTGCGCAGTGATGGCGATATCGTCGCGATGACTTATCTGCAAGAGCAGCAGATATTCGCGTGGTCTCGATGGGAAACGGAAGGGGAGTTCGAGAGCATTTGTTCGGTGCCTGAGGGCCAAGAAGACGCGATTTACGTGGTTGTCAAAAGGAACATCAACGGAGTCGATAAGAAGTACATCGAACGTCTGCATTCCCGGTCATTCACTTCGATTGAAGATGCGTTTTTCGTTGACAGTGGGTTGACGTATCAAGGGGCCGCGACAACGTCCATCACCGGGCTAGACCACCTCGAAGGCGAAACGCTAGTGGCGTTAGCTGACGGGAATTTGGTTACCAATCTTACGGTGTCTTCTGGGGCAGTGACGCTGCCAAATGAGGCGGAAACCGTTCATATCGGCTTGGCCTATGATGCGACGATGGAAACTTTGCCGTTAAACATTATCCAACAGACAGGCACGGTTGATAGGAAAAAGGTCGTCAAGGACGTGGTTGTGCGTGTGCTGGAGACTCGCGGGATATTTGCCGGTTCTAGCGCCTCGGCTTTAGAAGAGTATCCATCA